GTTTTGAAAAAGTTTGGAGTTTAGGGTTTAGAATTCGAAAAGTATTTCGTATATTTGACTTAACAACTCAAATAACATACTTTAACCATCAAAAATGGAGATAAACCATGAGAAAACCTAGCTTAAAGAAACGCTGTGAAGCCCACTTCACGAAGCTCGGGATCGACGCTGACACCATGAAAGAAGCAGTGACTGCATGCACTGCTCTCGCCAAGCGTAAGAAGAACTTGAAGGAACTCAAGGCCAAGTGCACGGCTCTCTGTGTCCACTTCGCAAAAGTCAAGCTTCCGACTGTCGAACAGGCAGAAGAGTTCCTCGCCGAACGTGTCAAGCTTCGCGATGAAGCTCGTCACATCACTCGCTGCAAGGCTTCCTACAACAAGATCTACCTTCAGTTGATGGACATTCTGAAGAAGAACAAGAAGAAAGCCAAGAAAACTACGAAGAAAAAGGTTTAGAAAATCGTCCAACTTTTCTAAATTTTACTCGTAACTTCAACAAGGACTATCCAATGATCGCAGTCATCAAGCTCTTCAAGAACCACAAGCTCGAAGCAGAACTCTCCGACAGATTCGAACTCGGCGTAGCTAAAGTCAATCCGACTTTCCACACTGAAGAGTTCAAGGAATGGTATCGCAGAATCATCGTCAGCGCTACCAACTCTAAGGTGGCTTACACTAAGGGTCCTGGTCAGCTCCCATGTCAGTGGAATCCCAACGGCATCGAAGAGATGAGAGCTCTCTTCAATTCTGAAGGCTAAGAAATTCCTGCATGCCATGCGGACTGGACTTCGGTCCAGTCCCTTTTTGTGTAGACACTGATAAATACTGTATGTCTACATTCAACAAGAAGTACTATCAGGGACAGTTCTATCCTCGTCATCCCGAGAAGTGCTTAAACTACAATCACAAGCTGTGGGACAGAGAACAGCCGATAACGTACAGAAGCTCTTGGGAGCAGATTCTGTGCAACTTTTGTGACATCGAAGTCAATGTGCTAGCTTGGGGCTCTGAAGTCGTAGAGATTCCCTACTATTCGGAGATTGACGGGAGAAACCACAAATATATTCTAGATTTTCTGATGATAGTCAGAAAGAAAGACGGAACACTTGGAAAGTGGGCAGTCGAAGTCAAGCCAGACTCGCAGGCTGCTTACCTTGACAAGTTCGGGAATGTTGTGTACCCGCCAGCGCCGAAGAAGAAGACGCAGAAAGCTCTAGCGAAGTGGCAAGAGAAGTGTCAAGTCATTCGTCGAAACGGCGAGAAGTGGGAAGCAGCTAAGAAATGGGCTAAGAAGCGCGGATTCACTTTCTGCATCAAGACTGAGAACGAAATTTTTGGACTTGGAAGAGAAAAGAAGCAAGTTTGAGGTATAAATAAACTATGAAATTATCCTTCATAAACTTCATGAGCGACAAATTCCTCCAGAACGAGGAAGACGCACAGACGCTTCGCGAGCTAGAAGCGAAGAACAACTCTATCGGATTTGACGAAGATCAGACTAACTGGAGCGGCTATGGCGGAGGCTACGGATTCTCTACCAGCGACACAGTCAACCCAGACCAGCAGGCTATTCTATTCGACGCTGTCTTCGAGAATAAGAAGCAGAAGATCGCGTTCTATCGCAGCATGTTCAACTATCCTCTGGTGAAGAAAGCTATCACTATGATGGTCGACGAGATGTGCACGCCGAACGCTGACAACGAAGTAGCCAACTTCAACATCGCTAAGGCTTTCGCTGAGGACTTCAACAAGTTCGAGTACAAAGCTCTGAAGAAAGAGTTCGACAAGGTGATGAACTGCGTCATAGGACAAGATCAAGTCCACGATCTTCTCAGAAGATGGGTCGTTGACGGAGAACAGTTCATCGAGAACTGCGTGAACGACAAGGGAGACGGTCTTGCCGGAATCAAGGTTCTTCCTCCTTACTGCTCGCTGGTAGTATATGACGAGGGCGTCGCTACTGGCTACATTCAGGATCCGAGAATGATCGATCTGAACACCAAGGGCGATGTCAGAAAGTTCACTACTGATCAGGTGTCTTATTCAGACTACGGTCAGTGGGGAGTCAACAGAAACGACGTTCGCGGACACTTGGACGCTGCAATCAGACCAGTCAACATGCTGAGAGCTATGGAAGACGCTCTCTGCGTCACGAGAATCAACCGTGCTCCGGAAAGAAGACTATGGAGCGTCTACATCGGTAGAAACGGTGACGCTAAGGCTAACGCTATCGTAAACGACGTGAAGAACAAGTACAGAAAGACTATGACGATCAACCCAGTCACTGGATGCATCGAGTCTTCTAAGAATGTTCAAGCCCTCACAGAAGACATCTTCGTCGGTAAGACTGATCAGGGCTACGGAACTACCATCGAGCCGATCAAGTCTTCAACTGAGTTCAACGGTCAGATGGACGACCTCAGAATGTTCCAGCAGTCTGTGCTAGACGCTCTTCTCACGCCGATCAGCAGAATTCCGCTTGGAGAGAACGCTACTCAGTACGCAGTCGCACCAGAACAGCAGGTCGATGAGATAACCTATCAGGAGATGTGCCGCAGACTAGCACAGAGATGGTGCAATCAGATCCTGAAGCACACCTTCATCGTTCATCTCAAGCTCGCAGGATTCAAGAAGAAGTACCTTGACCCAGCACTCTACAACATCACTCTCAACGGCGCAAACAACTTCGCGAGAATCAGAAGACTCGCAGTATGGGACAAGATCGGTGGACTCGTCGGACAGCTCGCTACTATGCTTCCTACGCTCTCCAACAGCAAGCCTGACTCAGAAGAGCCGAAGCCGCTGTTCTCTAGACAGTTCCTATACGAGGATGTTCTCGGCATGACTGATCGCGACATCTTGAAGAACCAAGAGTGCATCAGACAAGAGCAGCAGGCTATCCTTGACGAGGCTAAGGCTAAGAAGGATGAAGCTGCACCAGAAGAGACGGATGAAGATCTCGAGGGTGGAGAAAGCGCAGAAGATCTTGAATTCTAATTGGAGGTTTTAGATGAAGTATTCCCTGGCAGACGCACAGAAGATGTACAAGTTCTTCGAGAAGGACTTCTTTCAGAATGAGCTCTTGCAGAAGCTAGGGAGATGCACAATCTTCAACGATCCGAAAGAGGCAGAGAAAGTCTTCGGTCCCCAAGACTGGGATCACTTGTCTGGAATGTCTTGGTGGAAGGACTACAAGAACTACATCTACATTGACAAGATTCTCTTCGACAACAAGAAGCTGATGGCTAACACTATCCTTCACGAGATGATTCACCTCTGGGATCAGATGACTGACCAGAGCACGAGAAACTATCGCGGAGGACACGGCGCTAACTGGACTAGGGCAGCTAAGCTCGCTACGAAGATCTACGGCGCTAAGATAGGACCAATCGAAAGATACGCAGATGAGCACGAAGTAGAGAGAAAAGATCACTACAGGATGATGCACACCACGAAGACGCTAGCGAACGCCTACGTGGTCGTTTTGCGCTCTAGAGAGCTGGTTCCAGTCAAGGATCTGACTCCGGATCAGATCGAAGAGATAAAGAAGACTAACGCAAGAGGAATCTTCAGAGTGAAGCCGAACTTAGAGCAGAGCGCTTCGAACCGAGTGAAGTGCTACGCCTCTTTCAAAGACGTCATGGACGACATTCAGTATGGAGTTACTGAGGAAGAGGAAGAGAGATACTCTAAGCTCAGCCTGAAGCTTGGGACTGACTCGGAGAGAATCTGGATCAACCCCAAGAATTCATAAGAAAATCGAAAAAGAATCTCCTGTAAAAAACTTTTAACAGGGGTTTACATTTTGGCGCTAAGATCTTATATTAGATAAGTGTTAGCGCCTTAAGCTATAAATATGGATATAACTTTAAGGAAGAAAGCTGACATGAAAAAGACTATAACAGTCGACTCACTAGATATGGTAAAACTGAACAACGGCTCTCACAACTGCGTAGCAATTTTCAAGACTACGATCAATAACCTCATCAGGTTGACAGGGATAAAGCTGTTCAACGACCCTCTCACAGACAAATGGTGGATAAAGTTCCCAGTGAACATGAGCAACACTAAGAAGCTCCCGTTCATGTCGTTTGTGAACGCGGAAGATTATCAGTATCTTCTGAGTTGCGCTGTAGAGAAATACAATCATCTGGGATGATCTGATGAAGAAGAAGCATACGTGGACTAGCGCCATTCCGAAGACGAGACGTGAAAAAGACGTCTTGCGTATCATGAAGAATCCAGCAGAGTTCAATCGCATGAAAGAGCTGCTGGGTCAAGCTACAAGAGTAACCGAAAACATCAGCAAGTTCGAAAAGGAGAAGTTCAAGACTGTCGAAGAGATGGTCGCTTTCGTCTCCGTTCACCTCTCTGACGATTTCCCAGGAAGGGAAATTCTCTTAGAAGAGATGAACAACTTAGTGGAGCGATATGAAGAACGACTCTTACCTCGAGAAGGAAGTGATCAAGATCCCGCAGTTTGAAGTGGGTGGCGAGTACAAGGACGACAACGGCAACGAATACAAGGTTCTGAGCATTCAGGGAGACCTGATGGAGGCGAAGTTCAATTTCGTCAAGAAGAAGTTTAGAATCATTCGTTACGGCTCAACGATGGCAGCAGTCAATTCCGGTCGTGTATGGTTCAGATCCGCAAAGCCAGATCCGACACTTCTCGAAAAGGACTACACCTGCGACATCGTGCCTCGTGGAAAGTACAACAAGCTCACCGACATGACTCCGGAACAGAGAAAAGCCTATCGCAGAGAGCGTGCTAGGGCCAGACGCAAAGCACGCCGCGAGGGAAAGACCGATATAAATAAAACAGAAGTGACTACAGGAGCTTAACTTTATGACATATCAAAGAAACTACGTGAGAGAAGGTCTCGAAGAAGACGACGATTTCAATAGAAGACCGTCTGTCGATGAAGATGATGATCCGATTCTGAAGGAGATCGACTTCTACAAGCAGCGTCTCTACAAGAAGATCGACGGATGCTTCGTTCGCTATGGCCTCGAGGGTCTGAAGAAGATCGACGAAGGAATCGCTGTCGCACTTGACAAGTACATTCGCGGTCTCAGAGGCGAGGTCGTAGATCAGCCAGCACCGAGACCAGCTGTTCAGGAGACAGCTCAGCCGGCACCACGTTCTCAAGCATCAGTAGCGCCGCAGAGACCAGACAACTTCAAGAAGCCTGTCCGTGTAACTGGACCAGCGCCGATGAGAAGCACTCAGCCTCCCGCACCCGGAGTCTTCAACACTGAGATCATCAACAAGGTTCTCAACGACATCATTCCTCCGACCGAGATTCACGAAGTCCAGATCCACAGCAACATTCCGGTTGACCAGATCATGGCTAAAAGGAATCAGGCTCAGAAGGTCGATTTCGCACCTCAGCCGCAGATGGCAGAAGCTATCGAAGGCGACGAGATGGTAGAAGTCGGAAACGAAGAGGCTGGATCTCAGATGGAGCCGATGGAGAATCTCTCACCAGTCGTTCAACAGGCAGTAGAAGCTCCAGCGCAAGTAGCTTCAGTTGAGCAGCTCGTAACATCTCCAACTAGCACATATCACGGCATCGGAGACTACGTCGGAGCTGGTGGCGCAGGCAAGGTTGATCTCTTGGCTGGCACTAACTACGACTATCAGCCTGGGCAAGATGATGGTGGAGATGAGCTCATGGGCGGAGAGATCGAAGTCAAGGACGAGACTCCTATCGAAGTTCCAGCTGCTCCTAGAAAACCGAGAAAGAAGAAAACACAAGAGTAAGAATGGCCATATCGCTAGAAGATCTTCAGAATCAACCTTTTGTGCAGGCTCACAAGAACCTGTACAAGGTTGCTCTTGAGCGTATGGCTTATTCCGAAGTGAACTCTGACAGAGCGTTCTGGGATGAGCTAGATCCAGAAGTCAGAGACAAGGTGAAGAAGCAGATGAAAGAGCATGGAGACAAACCGGTATGGAGAATGTTGTAGAACGAGACAATGTCAGGATCTGTCTCAGTAGACTCGAAGAGGCTACTAGCGGATCCAACAAGTCTTTCTTCAAGAGACTTAACACTAACTGCGAGATTGCTCTCGCAGCGCTTGAAGCGAACGACATTCTATCTGAGGCTACTGAGACTTACAAGAGTCTCAAGGCTACCAACAAGAAGATCTCTATGTCTACGCACTTGAGATCTGTCGACAACATTCTAGTCTACATCTTCCTCAAGAATCTGATGACAGCGCCGACTTCTACACTTGCTTACAAGAAGGGTCTGATCGACAAAGACGGCAATCTTCTCAGAGAGCCGAAGAACAAAGAAGAGGAAGACTGCATCTCTAACCTCGACTTGTTCATCGGAAAGCTCAGAACGTGGCTCAGACCGCATCTGAACAAGCTCTCTAAGATGTCTTGGGTCAGATCGATGGACTCTAACTACAGAATTCAGAACGCACTCGGCAACATAGACACTCTATCGAAGAGAGCTACGGTGATGAGAGTGAATCAAGAGCTAGACAGGATATTGCAATGAGTTGTCCAGTATGCGAGGGAGCTTTCAAGAAGTACGGGTTCACACTCAAAGCTGGACTCAAGTGCTACTTAGCTAGCGAGAAGGCTTGCTGTCCCAAGAAGGTCACAGTAGAATCTTTCAACGCTACTGAAGTGAAGTTTAAGACTGGAGACGGTCAATCTCACTCTATGGGATTCATGGACTTCATGAAGCGTTCTTGGCTAGACAGAACTGACTTCATCTAAAATTTTCTATAATTTAACTTAAATTGAAAGGAGCATTTGCAATGACTCTAAACTTCGTATTGTTGACAAAATGTTACGACATCCATGACTTCAAGTACTGGTATGACTATCACAAGAAGCGATTTCCAAAAGCAGAGATCTTCGTATTTGACAACGACTCACTGGTGAACATCGCGGATCTCATCCCGAAGGACAGATATTTCAGAATCGCTGGCTTTCCGAATCAGAAAGTTCTCTATGCCGACATAATGATGGACAAGTATGGAAAGCTCTTCAACGAGAATGACGCCGTATGCTTCATTGACGATGATGAGTTCATCTACATGAACGACCCTAACGCTGACGGACACGACATTGACCTGTGCAAAGTTCTCGACGCTGGATTCAGAGAGTATGACACTCTCGTTCTTCCACACATCAACATGTCCACTAAGGAGCTGGAGGCTGACAGAGACACTTCTGTTCCTCTCCCTTACTCTCACTGCTATCACAGACCAGACATTAGCGCTACAGTGAAGTGCTTCGTCAGATACGTGCACGCTCAGTATGACTGGAGAGTCCAGAGAGACATCGACATGGCTGCTCACGTTCCGTTCGTCAACGGCAAGAGAAATGCAGCTGTCTTCACATGCTGGTTCGACAAGAAGATCGGCGCTTCTAAGGGACTCTACTTCCCGATAGGAAACACATCTTTCGCTCAGATCGACTACAACAGCAACATTCGTCTATACCACTATCATCTCAAGAGCCGCTGGGACTGGGACGAGAAGATCAAGAGAGGATCGTGCGCATGCGTAGTTCCTTGGTACTCTGCTAAAGTGGAAGAGAATTCCTTCTATGGCAGATATGAGATTTTCGACTCTAGCATGGCAGACGCTTTCCACGATCTCATAGACTTCGTTCAGAGAAAAGACGGAAAGCTTCACGACGAGTATCAGCCGATCCAAGAGAACGAGACGACGAAGAGAAGAGAAGCTTTCTTAGAGACCCACAACTACGACCTCTTGGACGACAAAGATCCAGTCGACTACGAGACGATCAGATTCGCTAGAGACAAGATCAGCCAGGGCATCCGCTGGATCCATCAGAACATGGAGGGAGTTGATGTCTACAATCCGAAGACTCTCGTTGACTGGATCAACTACTACAAGTTCTGGGATGTGAATCCGAGAAAGATCACGTGGGCAGACAAAATAGCCGTGTATAAGGAGCTATATGATCTCGGCCTTGAGAACATACGGATCCCAGTGCTTTACGAGCGCTACAAGCCCTCTACGGACGAAATACACCATGCTATATGGCTCGGATCGAGATCTGACTCGATTCTGAAGTGCAATCACGCCTCTGGCTACAACATTAGATTCAAAGCTGGAGAGCCAGTAAATTACGATTTCCTCACGAAGAAGATACAGAAGTGGCTCGACACTAACTACGCTTACATCGCTGGATATGAGTGGCACTACGAGACGATAGTTCCAGGAATCATCCTTCAGCCAGCGCTCTTCACCGAGAATCCGATAGACTACCAGTTCTGGTGCGAAGACGGAGAGATTCTCGCCATCGAGCTCCAGAAGAAAGTCAGCAAGGTCATCGTCGAGCACATCGCTTTCACAGACAAAGACGGCAATGACAGTCCTTGGTACATCGGAAGCGCTCCATTGCAGAGAGGCTTGAACGCACAGCAGATGGAAGCAGTGAAGGCTATGACTCCAGTAGTGAAGAAGATCGCTAAGCTTTTCAAGTTCGTCAGAGTCGATCTGTTCTGGGTCAACAAGCGCATCTACTTCTGCGAGACTACTTTCTGTCCGTGCTCTGGAGTGCTGGAATACACGAAGAAGGTATAAATACTAAGACATGCTAGACAGTAGATACATTTACGATCTCAAAGCGACTACGCTCCCTCTGACGAAGGAGCTTCTCGGCAGTTGCTTAGACAACAAGACTATTCAGTCATACGTGCTGTGCAAGTACGAGAATCTCATCACGACGATAAACACTATCAATCGTGAGCCGGAGATCAGCGGAACTCTGAACGGAAAAGTCCTCTTCGACAGCATCAACAATCCGACGACTTCATTCGACTGCGTGATTCAGATAGAGGGTCTAAAGAAGACTAACGACAACTATCTCGATCATGTCATCCAGTCGAAAGACACCGTCACATGGACAGACTTCAGAACTTTCTCAAACGAGATGAGAGCTGAGATTCTGGGCATGAAGGAAGTGATCTTCCAGAAGACACTGTGGAATCGAGAGAACATTGACAGCTGGGTAGAAGAGAAGAAAATTCAAGTTCCAGAGTCTCTAATCGACCAGATCAGCAATGACTGGAAGACTTTCAAGAGCATGGTTCTGAGCTCACGCGACGTGGACAGCTTCATCTCTTGCTGCTCTGACGACTCCAAGAATAAATACATCGCATTGATCTACAAGAACGCAGAGAACATCTTGAGCAGATACAAGGTCGAGATAATGGCTCACGCTCAACAGCAGAACAAGAACGATGATCTGGTGACAATCAGAAAGCCTGTCGTATCGAGAGTATATGTCATGTCTAACCTACAGGGACGCTGCGCTAAAGACTGGCCAGCTCTGCAAGTATTCCCGTTGATCAAGAAGAACTTAGAAACACTCGGACTCTACTTATGATAAAAACTTTCACTGCAACTATCGAACCCAAGCCATACGACTTCATCAACGACGTCACATATCTCGACAACTCATGCGGCGACTCTATGTGCAAGAAGTACAACAGAGCCATCGACATCGTAGAGAAGGAGGGATATGAGGGCTGGGTCTGCTTCATCCACGACGACGCTTACATCAGAACGCCGAAGGATGTCGTAGAAGCTAGACTCAGACAAGCCTACGACAAGGGACAGAGAATCGCTGGCGTCATGGGAACTCTCAACTTGGACACTTCTATGCACTGGTGGTGGCCAGATCGTCAGGTGAACGGCGCTGGATTCATTCAGCAGATCGTTCTCGGTCCAGACAAGAAGCCTCTCGTTCCTGAGAAAGTATACGAGATGAATGACTGGCCTGGGTATCACGACGGTCTAGCTACAGTCGACGGATGCTGCATGTGGGTTCACACTGACGTCTTCAAGAAGCAGAGATGGGACGACTCTATTGTCGGCTATCACTTCTATGACGTGGACTTCTGTCTTCAGGGCCTAAGAAACGGATTCGGAGTATGCGTAATTCCAGTCGTAGTAGCGCACGCATCTCCGGGTGAGCTTCCAAAGAACATAGACGAGCTCAGAAAGCCGATCTTCGAGAAGTGGGCTAGACTCGTCAACACTTTCCCGATAAACAAGTTTGCGCTATTCAGGAGTGATGATGATGCGGATGAGATTTTTGGAATTCAAGAACCTGCAACAGACGATAAACGAGAAGAAGTCTCTGATTCAGCTCAGGGACAACTTCAAGAAAGTGTTTCCTAACTCCGAGTACAAAGACCTGAGAATTCTAAACTCTCAGTCTAAGGGAAAGGACACGCTCGGATTGACCTGCAGCGGAACAGTTCAGGGTTCTCACGCGACAGAGAACTACAAGGTCTTCGTTCAGTTCCACAGAAAGACGCTGCAGGATCCGTGGGATCTTAACGCTCTGGTAGAGGTCAAGTGCAATTGCAACGCATTCCGCTACAACGTAGCATATCCTCTCTACCGTGAGAAGAACTACGCCGGAAGAGTCCCGAGCGTATCAATGATTCCGAACAGAGTCATCAATCCACAGAAGATTCCCACTTTCTGCAAGCACATTTACGCATACCTCAGATACTTGATTCAGCAGAAAGTGATAGAAATGTAGAATTTTTCTATATTTGAACTAAACAGGGTAAACTAATAATGGCAAAAAAGAAGTTTTTGATACAAGAGGAGACAGCCCCGACTATCAGAGAAGCAGATCTCACGGGAGTTCTAGAGAACAACATCACTGAGTATGGTCTGTCTGTCCTCGAAGACCGAATGATTCCGTCAGTAAGAGACGGCCTTAAGCCAGCACAGAGACGCCTCTTGAAGGCTATGTATGACATGAAGTGCTGGAATTCATCTCCGACAGTCAAGAGCGCAAGAGTTCTCGGTGACACTATGGGCAAGTATCACCCGCACTCAGAAGCATATAAGCCTCTTCAGACTCTCGTGAATCAGACATACAGTCTCGTTCAGGGTCAGGGTAACTGGGGAAGCGTAGATGACGAAGCTGCTGCTCCGAGATACACCGAGTGCAAGTTCTCTAAGCTCGGTCAGAAGTGCATGGAGTCTTACTGCGTAGCAGAAGAAGTTCCGAACTTCTCTGGCGAGTACATGGAGCCTATCGACATTCCGATGGACTTTCCGTGCTTCTTCGTCAATGGCGGTGACGGAGTGGGCGTAGCTATCACCTATCACACTCCAGACCACAACCTAGAAGAAGTCGTAGAAGCTCTGAAGATCGTCCTCAAGAAGTGGGACAACGTGAAGATGAAAGATCTCATGAAGGTCTTCCACGGTCCAGACAGCGTATCTGGCGGTAAGCTTCTCACACCAGTTGATGAACTGATCAAGATCTACGAGACTGGCGAAGGAAAGATGACTTACGAATGCGACTACAAGATCACGCAAGTCGGAAAGAAGAGCTACATTCTGAATGTCACTGGTTACTGTCCGACATTCAAGCCATCTACATTCCAAGCAGCTATGATCAAGCTCATGGACGAGAGAGTTGACGGGGATAGAATGGTCCAGTATGCTAATGACGCTTCTACTAAGGAAAATCCCTGCAACTTCGAAGTCATGTTCGTTGGTGAGGACACTTTCGAGAAGGAGATTCACAAGCATCTCATCAAAAACTACACTGTACAGTACTACGCTCTCGACAGAAGAAGAAGCGAGAATCCAGAGATCCGTGACATCGACACTAAGCTCCTCAAGCTAGGTCTAATCGACTACATGAAGATATGGCTAGACTGGAGAAGAGAAGTGGAAGCTAAGCTTTTGAAGGTTGAGAGAGCTGACACTGAGCTCAAATACTTCAAGACGATGTGCCGCATTGACGCTGCTAAGCACCTTGACGTGATCAAGAAGGCTCTCGAAGCAGACGAGACGGAAGACTACATCGCAAAGAATCTTCCGCTCTTCAAGAAGACCAAAGATCCACAGAAAGTCAAAGAAGGCGCTGAGTACATCACAGACTTGAAGCTCTCTGCCCTCAAGAAGGTAGACATTGAGAAGCTTGAGAAGGACTCTAAGGACCTGATCAAGGAGATGGAGAGAATCGACGCTGATCTCCTCGACATCGACAGTGTCATCTCAAGAAAGCTTGACGGTCTCAAGCCGTTCTTCAAGCCGAGAACTCTCAAGATCGCTTAACAGAGAATCCAAATAACGAAAGATCCGCTGGCACTCCGCTGGCGGATTTTTTGTGTTATAAATACAATATGATCAACGGTATAGTTTCAGCATTTGGCCCAAACACTGTCCCTAAGTGGACGAATGATACGCCTCTTGACGGCGAAGAGATGCAGAAGTCGCTCGACATGCTGCTAGAGAATGACAACTTGATGGCGTCTGGAATAGGTGAGAGAACCCTCATCGAGTGCGATGAGTACAATCAGCCTAAGAAATATAATGGCGAGACCATAATCAAGAAAGTCGTAGGTAGCCAGTGGTTTACTTATCCTTCTTCAAATACTGTAGGTGAAAGATATGGCGAAGTAAAAGTAAAGGTAGAAAACGCCGCAGACTACAACTCACTAGGCTATACTATTCCACTCCCGTTAAAGAACATGGGCAACGGAAATTGGTATTCTAATGGCCATCTAACATGTGAGCAAGCCATGAACCCTGACACACTGGGTCAATATATGAGACTATTCTGGGCTACGTCAGAAACACGTTGGACCAGAGTTATCGATGTTCAGGAAAAGCAGAGAAGCAGCCTTATAGGAACCAATTTTGAGATAGCTAAGTTCCGCATTCCGTGCGAGACAGGTGATCTTAACTGTGGAGCATCTACAAAGGGAAATGTTCAGCTGTATGGAACTATAGAGCTAGAGGTAACAAATTCTAGTGGAGACAATCCAGCTAACGAAAGTTTCCTTGATGCCAAGCTAGAGCCTGGAACATATAATTTCACTAAGCCATTTATTCCACTGTATATCATCGGAACTAACGGTAAAGGGATACCTTCAAAGACACAGATCATAAACATCGCTGCAAATATACCAGCAAGTTCATTCACGGGTGTAGAGCACAGTCTGAGACTCGAATTTGGACGAGGAGCAGCAACTCCATGGGTAGGATGCAAAGCTTCAACGCTGATGGTCACATATTGCAAGGGAACTGTATAAGAGGTTCAAATGGCACTTCCAAGATACTTCGAAAACTGGGGCGACTATTCAGAAAACGTCGGTAGCTGGACTCTCAATGATGAGGTCAAAAAGTTCACGCCTACTCAGTGGGACACTTATTCTCCTGTCGACCCAGATATGATGCAGGCGTCACTAGACGTTCTAGCAGAGAACGACTTCTGGCTCTTTAATGCGTGCTCTGGTGGTTACCCATTGCAGATCACTTGCTACAGGTCTGGACCTCATCATTCACGTCAGTCTCCAAGTGGCGAAGACTACAAGATGTCTAAGTTCAACCCATCTATGACTAGCAGAAATGATCCCAGAGGTAGCACTTTAGATACCCTAGAGATGACGCTTGCTCCTCCAACTCCGGAAGATATTACTAGAAGACTCCATCTCTGCGTAGACGAGTCAGGACCGAGATGGATGAACTGTGATCCTGCAGAAGTCTACTCAGTATTTGGGCATGGAGCATCGTCTGAAGATCCATTCAGACCGTTTCAGAGAAGTGATGCTAATACACCATCTGCTGCAAGATGGCTGTCTGAGCCAATCTATATTCCGTGCGATTCTGGTGTATGTGAGCATCAAGAAGATGGATATCTGAAGTTCACAATCGATGCTGATGGATACGTATGCACTCCAAAAGAAGGATTTCCGTATCATTACGATGTTTGGAATGACCCAGACGATCCAGAAAAAGATCCAGATGGGTGTATTCTTGATGTGTATCTGAATGACTACAAGCTCGGAAGCACAACTTTCGGAATTCAGGCATTCAAGACAGACGGAAGTGAAGTTACTCAAAAGGGCGTCATGGACACATCGTTCATAGTTCCAGCAGCTAATGTAAGCTCTGGCTATCTATCATTCCACAAGAGAAATGAGAGTACAGGAGAGCCGTTGTACTTCCAAGATATGGTAGTGAGAGTAGAGCGCTATCACACGGTCTCGTAGCCTGTTCGAAAAGTCATCTATAAATCAACTATCAAGGAAACTCAAATGGCAGTAGAAACTTCAATTGATGCATTGGCTCGCGAATTCGAGATAGAAGATGTTCGCGATGAAGTCCCGACAGCAGACAAGCAGAAACAGCAACAGCAGAATCCTGTGACAGAAGCGCAGACGCCTCCCGATCCAGTCAAAGAAGTGACTCCGGAAGATCCGATGAGCTTCTTGAACGACGATCAGATCCTAGCTCCGAGTCCAACTCCAGCGACTCCTCCTGTAGTGGACATAGACGGCGAAGACGAGGGTCCGT